GTTAAATCTGAGTCCAAAGTCCCTGAGAAAGGCTGTGTTCATGCAGCCGACTGTCCGTTGGGGAAAGATCGTCCCAAACCAAGTGCTTCCCAATGTTGTGGGATTTCTTGTGGGGGTCATTATTGTGTTCATTGGAACACGTGTTCCCCAACCCACAAATTTGTTAAGGGAGCTCTGAAGGAGATCCCACCCGCCACCAAGGTTGCTGAGAAGAAGCCGCAACAATCTTATGCTGCTGCTGCGAGTGGAAGTGGGTCTTCTAAGACCCCCCCCAAATCTGCACCCAAGGTTGAGGAGAGGCCTGCAGAGGCCAAACCCAAACAAGAGCGGGAAGTTCGAGAGTTGACCAAGGCAGCCTATGACAGGTTGTATGCTTATTTGAAGAAGCGTGCCATGAACAAGTATGGTACAGCTTTCGATGAAGCTGGTCACAAGAAGCACTTTGAGCGCTGGCATAAAATTGCTGGCAAGGCCCCTGAAGCCATGACTTCTAACAAAAGTTTTGCCATTTCGTGGAAGGATTCGGTCGTCCGTTTTGAAGACGGTATGGCCATTGTCACGGGAGGGTGGATGTTGGCAACAACACATTTGAAACTTTTGTTGGAGAAGAATACACAGTACAAGGAATGGAAACCGTTGCAAGACGGTTCCTCAATTCAACTTGACACTGGCCTTGATGAGTTTTGGTACCACAAGGCACCTCATGGCATCAAATCCATGTCTATTGGCGTGGCACGTGCCCCGACTGATTGTGTTATGATGACACATGAACAAAGAGCTGTTGTTGGGCGCATCCTTGATCCTATTCAGGGTGTGCATGACATGTCTTCCGTGAATGGAGATTGCAATACCGCAATTGTTGACAGGAAAACTGGTCTTGCCGTTGGCCTTCATGTGGCTGGTGGTAAGGCTGTCAATTGGTATCTGCCCTTCACAGATAAGACACTTGAGTGTCTTCGGAAGCTCCAAAACAGCCAGGGAAACGTGAAGCGAGGGGCCTCCCCGTCGCCTTCTCCGTCCCAGGAGAGGGGGGCTCCTCCCAAAGAACAACAATAGAGCGATCACCACTCGTGCGGGCGGATTGGCCAACCTTTACTGGTAGCCTTAACCGCCTTGCACGTGTGAAGGGGTTCACCTCGAAACCTGCGGGTTTTAAGGTGGTCCCTGAGTTGGTCGAAAGGTTTGAGGGGGAGTTCACCGGGGAATATATGAACCCTGGTTTTGAAAAGGAGGACTTGATTAAGGCGTTTTCGCGGTATGATTCCGTGGCGACGATTTATGATCCTAAAGTCCTCAATAAGGCTATTGCTTGGACACGACGTGTCTTTGCACCTTATATGGTTCGAGAGTTTGCCACTCATGAGGAAGTCTGTGAGAATTTTAATCCTGATAGTTCTACAGGTTTTCCATACAATGAGCATTGGCAAAAGAAAGGTGACATGAGAGATATGATTGGTTTTGAGTGGCTCAAAGATGTTTGGGTTAATTGGCTCAAAGAACCATATCAACCCATCTTTAAGCACTTCTTGAAAGAGGAGTTGCGTAAAGTTGGTAAAGATACCCGTGGTATCCTTTGTGGTGCCATTGATGTCGAGTACGTTATGCAGCGGTTTTTCTTGTCTTCGAACAAGGGCTTTTACGAAGCATTCTTGCGTACTCCAAGTGCTGTTGGTATCTCTCGTGATGGTTTGCAATGGAATACCTTGTTCCGCAAGCTAGCCAAGTTTCGGCGAGGTTTTAGTGCGGATTACAAGAAATATGATTCTAAGATGATGCAGGTGCTCTTGAATGCAGCACGCGACTTGCGAAAGTCGTTTTTGATGGCTCACCAGAAGTGGGCTGAACCTTATCTTGATCATATTTATGATATATTGTCTAATACAGTGTGTTTGGTTGATGGTGAGCTTGTGCAGAAATCGGGTGGTAATCCATCCGGTGGACCATGCACAACACCTGACAACACACTTGTCGGTATTATTTTGCAAATTTATGCTTATCTCGAACTTAATCCTGATAAGGGTTTTGAGAATTGGAGGGATGAGTTATCCTCAGCTGTTTATGGTGATGATAATGATGTCACTATGAATGAGGATAAATGTGTGTTTGACCCGGACTCTGTAGCAGAAGTGCTACATAATGCTTTTGGTTATGAGATCACTCATGGTGGTCTTGTTCCTGTTGAGCAACTTACTTTTTTGTCTGCGGGTTTTAAACCTGTCCCTCTTGTGGATGCGAGTGTCATGGTGCCTATATTCAACCGTGACAAAATGATCTGCCATATTGTGCAATCACGCACCACCGACCCTTATCTTGAATTTCAACGTCTCTCTTCGATCCGACAGTTGTGTGCTTTCGATGATCTGATTGTTGAGCGACTTGATGCGTTTTTATTGGCGCACCGCGCTGATGTTACTGCAAAGCAATGGGAGGCTTTCGTTCCACCCATTGATGTCGTGCGACATATGTATATGTTGCCTAAGAGGAAACGTGAACCCCAGGTCCTTGAGGAACCTGGTCTAAACAGCGCTTAATTTAATAACTGTTTTAAAGTTCTTGCGATAGATTTCTATCATTATCGCCTTCTTTTCTCTTTCTTTACTTTGTATCAAATGTCTGAGCGCGGAACATGGTCCAGGGGTGTCGAGGCGAAACTCGATGCTGCTGGCTTGACGGGTCCTGGGAAGGATTGGCTCTTGATGAGTCTGGATCCATTCCCGGACAAGGAGCATACCATTTGTGGTATGCCAGATGGTGCTGCTGGGCGTTCAATCGTCCAACAGTACAATCAAACACTTACGATCACCAAACCACCTGGTCTTGCAGCTGGTGCACTTTGGGATTGTCATGTGGCATTCATTCCGGATCTTTTGGATCCTGTTTCGGCTGCTGCCCCTGACACCGTTGATCGTAGTTTTACTGGAGTGATGGTCCTTGACGATGGCTCCCAAATTGGTGAAACGGCTAACCCGTTCCCATGGCGTGCGCCACTTGCTATTGTAAGCGTGCCCACTGGAGTCAAATCCTTCCCTGTTGTCCAAACGGATATTTTTGATCCGGCCACAATGCGAATTGATGGTTTTGACATGACTGGCTATCTTGGCCCTCAGAGTCGTGTCATTGGAGGAGGATTTGAAGTGGAGAACACAACTGCAGAACTTACTGTTTCTGGTGGTGTTTCCTACTACACTGTCCCAACCGAGAATGTCAAGGTTGATACTGCCTATACAGGCAGGAATGCTGGTACGAATTTCCCTTCTATCCGCACCTTGACGTCCTCGCGGACCCCCCCGCCTACGGTTGCAGCGTGTATGTCTGTTCCTGGATCTATTCGCCGCAAAGCCAAGGATGGGGCTTACATTCCTTTGCGTCAGTCAAAGGGTCAGAGTAACCCGCCCATTGATCCTCAGCGATCCTCGCGTGTGTTTATGAGTAGTGCGCCTTATGCGACTGCCATTACACAACCTGTTGCGGGTTTTGGCACCACTACGAACAATTGGATTACAATTGCTGCTTTGCAGCCTGTCCCTGAGCTTTCTTATGCTCAGCCGATTCCTTTTGATAATTCGGGCGCCTATTTCTCTGGCCTTTCTGACACAACTTCCCTCGATGTTACTCTCCGTCTTTTCATCGAGGTTTTCCCAACAACCTCAACGCAAGTTTTGGTTTCGACGACCAATCCTGCCCCACCTGAGGATCCCGTCGCGATTGAGTTGTACTCTCGCGTTGCTAGGGATCTCCCACCTGGTGTGGAGGTGAAGTACAATGCCAACGGTGGTTGGTTCCAGGGTTTGATGAAAACCATTGGATCGATCGCCCCAACAATTGGTAGTGCCCTTGGTACTGTCATTCCCGGAGCCGGCTTGATCGGTAAGGGTGTTGGCACTGCCGCGGAACTTCTGGCAGGAATGAAGTTGGGAGAGAAAGCACAAAAAGAGGTTGATGATCGCCGATCGAGTATCGGTAAGCGCCTTCAGACTCGGGAG